CCTTCCCACAAGACTCTCTGAAGTTTCCAACCCAGAAAGACTTGTGAGTATTAACCTTAAAGCAGAAGGCTTCGAGGTATTTCATCACTAGTTGCGCGTGTTCCGCGGGGACAATCATGTCATCCCCGTAGATTCGCACCTTTCCTGAGTAGGACATCACGTCCTTCTCAGTGAACTTGCGGCCAGCCGCCTCTTCCAAAGCGATGAAGACGATAGTCGTAAAGACCATCGCCTCCATAGGGAAGCAGAGAGCAGACCCCATAGACGCGAACTTAACCAACGGAATGATTCCATGGTTAGGTACGTCAGCTCGCAGACTTCTACATGCTTGCACAGCATCACTAAGATGTGTGTAACCAGAGGTAAGAATCTGAACGAGTTGATTGTGGACACGGTCACTGGCTTCACTCAGATCGAGCGTAGCTAGAGATCCATCAAGCGAACCCACACGAGCGAGGTCCCTATTGGGACCTTGATCGGTAAAACCGATCATGCCACCGAGAAGAGACGAGCTCTCCAAGGCAGCCATTATCGGGTGAGCTAGGGCCTGTTGTGTATATTGCATACACGTAGGCTCTATGGCAATGATGCGAGGTGTCTTCAACGTTTTAGGAACAGCGATTACCCTGACGGGTTTTTCGTGCTCCGGGGTGACGAACTGGATGGACTCGAGGGTTTTGTAGTACCTCGAGTTGGGTAACAGGAAGTCGGTAGATATGAAACCTCCGACTTCCAGTCTCCAGTGCCATAAAGACTGTCGATACTTCTGGTTTCCCAGCAGTTTGTCGGCAGTGGCACCGGGCCCGTGCTTTGGATAGAGTTCGTGGTCGGCAACGAGATTATCGATGCGACCAAGAACCCCACCAAAAAGAAGCTTAGCCATGCGATTGAAGTCTCGAATATCCATTTGAGACCAACCTTGACTGACTTCTTCCAGTTCAGCTTCGATTGACTTATACGTGTCAAACGCGTGTTGAGTTCGCTCATCAGAGCAATCCAACAAGATCTTTGCGAAGAGACGGGACAACTGTCTCACCGCATAGATTGCGTCAAGCGACGGATCAGTCAACATAGTACCAGTGTTACGATCGAACACAAGATCAAGGAAACCTCCGAGAAATCGGGGGGTACCTCTCAAACGTCGAAAACCGACGAAATGAGTGTGATCTACCTGACCAAGATCAAGGGCTTCATCGAAGTCCTTGCCGAAGTTAGGTAGGGTTATCGTTAGAAACGATAAACCTTCCATGTTCGTTCGCTCCGAGACGGTTTGAA